ATTCAAAATAATTACCGTATAAAGTATATAAATGATTTGATTTGTTGTGTAGTCTTTCGTCGTATAGATTTTCTTTTTTAAGTATGTCAAAGAAATCACGCATTGAGGTTCCTCTTAATGCTGGCATTGTTTTCCGTGCAATTGTAATATATAAACCCTTCCCTTTATTCTTGTATGCAAACTCTATTAATGCAAGTAATATAGAATATGTTTTACCACTTCTTGTACCACCCTGTAAAACACAAATTCTTTTAGTTGAGTTTTTTACGTCGTAATATGGTTTAGCCTGTTTCGTCATCGTCATTAATCCAAGATGGAGGTGAGGCACTAACATTTACGTTTTGGTCGGGCAACCCCTCAATACGATCTAAAATTTCTTTGATTGCTTTTAGTTTCTCGTTGTTGTTACTATCCTTATGGAATGCTATCTGTATTAACATCTTAGCAATCGGACTACCAAAGTCACCTAACCCACCCATATTTTTATCCTGTGTAGATAGTAATTCTTTTAATACTGTTGCAACGTTTCTACGTCCTTTTGGTCTACCATTCTTTTTAGGTTGGTTTGTTGAACTAAATTGTGTTGCTTTATTTGGAAATTTATTCATTGTGTCCGTTTTTATACCGATTTTTAAAATGGTAATATATAGAATTAACTATTATTTTAATCACTTGTACGTTTACCATTATCGTTGTTCTTATTTGTAGATAAATTCTTTTCATATAAAGATTTTATTTTCTTTTTAAATTCTTTTATTTTCTTTTTACTATCTATTTTTATTACCCACATTTAACTGCCTTTTGTCCTGTAAACTGTTCCCATCTTTGTATAATTACATCACAGTATTTAGTATCTAATTCCATACCATAACAAACTCTATTTGTTTTTTCACAAGCTATTAATGTTGAACCACTACCAAGAAAGGGTTCTATTACTTTTTCTTTACTACTTGATTTAATTATTCGTTCCATCATTTCAACAGGTTTTGGCGTTGCGTGGTTGTGTCTTTCTTTTCCTGATACTCTTTCATAGTTCCAAACATCAGTCATATTATCGTGCGTATTGTTAAAGTATGCTCTTGTATCGTAAAACGCTTGTTTTAATTCTTCATATTCTTTTTTAAATCCTTCATATTCTTTTTTAAATCCTTCATTATTTTTTGTTTTTGAATACTCTCTTAAAGCATTGTAGTTTTTTTCTGTTGGAAAAGTCCATTGCGACCTACTCCACCAATGGTTAACGGTTCTACCATCTTTATATCCTAATGCAGTTGCTATTGTTTTATCGCTTTCATTTAGTTTTTTTATTTCTTTTTCTAAATAGGTTCTGATTGGTTCCCACTTTTCAAAATAATTATCTTGATTATTATTAAATCCTTGTTCACCTATCATAAAAAATAAACATCTTTCTGATACTGTTGGATACATTCTATGCTGATCGCTTGACATACCTAAACCATGCCCTTTATTCCATACAATCTCATTTCTAAAAGTTAAGCGTTCTGTGTTTTTTAAAAGTGAATACCACAAACGCCATAAGTCCTCAGCATTACCCCAAATATAACAAGAACCATTATCTTCTAAATAAGGTCTAAATGTTTTAAACCATTCTAATTGAAAAGTGTCTAATTTCTCTTTATATAGGTTATCATTTAATACACCATCTTTTTCTTTACCCATTCCATAAGGGGGGTCAGCGTGTAATAATTCTGCTTTATCTCCATTCATTAGTTTTTTAACATCACTTTCTTTTGTGCTATCTCCACACATTAATCTGTGTTTTCCAAGTTGCCAAACATCACCTAATTTAACCCTACTTTCTTTTACTTCAGGTATATGGTCGTCTTCTGTGTTACCTTCTATTATTTTATCTATATTTAATCCTAACTCTATTTCTTTAAAACCCCAATCTTTTAATTCTTCAATATCAAATTCATTTGCCAATATATCCATATCAAACTCACCGCCACTTTTATTAAGTCTTATATTTAATTCTCGTTCTTCTTCTTTTGTTAAATCTAATATAACACAATCAATATCTTTATATTTTAATTCTTTACAGACTTTTAGTCGTTGATGACCACCAATTACAGTAAAATCTTTATTTAATATAATTGGATCAACCAAACCAAATTTAACAACAGAGTCTTTTAAGTCGTTATATTGTTTTGTACTAATCTGTCGAGGATTATACGTGGCCGGTTTTAATTTATTTATTTGTATTTTCTCTATGTTCATTTAATCTTTTATTTAAGTCAATTATCGCATATACTTGATGGCATACGTTTTCTAAATGTTTTATCCTTGTGTACATATTAAAGGCGTTATCACTTTCACAGGCTAAATGACAACTCCTACAAACCGCTACAAGATTTTCTATATAATCATTTGTAACTTTGTTTCTTGTTCTTCTTTCAAGGTGGTGAATATCTACGGCTGGACTGTTACACATCTCGCACGGAATATAATCACCTTCAGCATAGCCAAAGAAGTTCATATATACTTTAGTATGTTTCTGCAACTTTCTTTTTTCTTTTTATTAGTTTCAAATCGTCTTTTAAAGATGACAATACAAATTTACCACCACAAAAATAACAACCAGTTTCTGGATCTATTAAACTAACCCTAACACAACTACAACAGAACCTATATATTTTATTCATTTTTACAACTATTTATATAAACCTTTTTAAGTTTCGCCAATGTTTGCTGTACACAACTTGTACAACTTGAAGATTTCTTATTTGCATTAAATACTTTATTATATAACTTTACTAATATAGCCTGGTCTTTTCCTGTTATTGTTCCTTTTGTTCTGTCAATGACTTCTTCATATATCTTTTGTTCATCTTCAGTAAATTGTCGTACCTTATTATAAGGAAACATTTTATTTAATTTTTCTTTACGATCTGAACACCCGCAATCCTCACCTAATACTTTTTTAGCCACCTTGTCTATTCCTGTAGCCTTTAATGCCTTCTCTATACTATCGCCTAACCCTTTACTTTTTCTCATTGTTTAAACCCTTTAAAATTTTCTTTTTTAACTCAACATTATCAATAATATCAAAGACCCTATCAAGTATAGTATTTACGGCTTGTGTTATTATATTCATATAGTGTTGTTGTTCAGCTATAAAGAATTGTTTACCCTTTTCATCTACAAAAGAAAATACCCTGTCGTTTTTGAAATCTGTACTTTTACATTTTTTTAATGCTCTTATAATTCTTGTCTTTTTCATCGTAATGCTAAAATAAAAATTAATACTATAATAATACCTATTACAAACATACATTTACTTACAAATTGTTCTGTTTTATCTTTCATTGATTAAATAATTTTTTACGTTTCTAATTGCTTTATATAATGTGTTCTTATTTATCTTGGTCGCTCTTTGCATCTCGGATAAACTAAACCCTTCTTTATAATATATTCTAAACACTTCAGCATCGAACCAATACAAGTCTTTTAATTTCTCTTCAATCCATTCTAATCTTTCTTCTACTTCTTCTTTCTTTTTTGTATTGTCTTTTGAAGTGTCAGGGCTTAAACACTCTATTATTCTTGTTGTTTGATATTCGTAATACTTTTTATACTTGTAATAATATCTACTTGTTTTTGAATTGTATTGATTTAATATAACTCTAACAATATAAAAAGTCATCTGTTTCTTTTCTATTATTTCGTTGATCCTATCTTGGTCACATTTATATAACTCTTCAATCACAAAGTGTAATAAATCTTCTTGCTCTTTAACACCCGCTATTTTTAAACTTATTTCTTTAAGTCTATCATAGTTTTGTATCAGGTATTTATTTAACATACTTTTATAACTGAAGGTATAAGTTCCTGTTTCATTAGGTTATATTCTACATCTGTAATTTTACTAATATCTACTTCACCTATATTACCAAATCGTTTATGTAGTTTATTATAAATATAATTTAATATACTTTCGTTTTCTTTTAAATCTCGTAAAATAAAATTTAATGTTGCGCCTGAATCAAATAAAATTATAAACAAATAGTTGTTAGTATCTGTGTAATCATTATATATATGTCCAGTCCTGGTAGTAAAAAAAGTCCTTTTAATTTTCATTTTCTAACACCTGTTTTATTATTGCAGCCATCACATCAACGGTCATTGAATTACCCGCCTGTTTATATAATTGTGAATCACTAACAACACGTTCAAAACTATCAGGAAAACCCTGTAATCGTAAACACTCTAAGGGTGTTAATCTTCTTATCTTTCTACGTTTTATTATTGGTGTTGATGAAGTTGTTAAACAGGGTGACATTCTATTTTTTCTTATTCGTAAACCCATATCTGCACGTACATCTGCGATCCACTCCACACCATTTTTAATATAAGTAATAAAATCTTTAAAGGTAAAATCAATTTTTTTATTGTGTTTTTTATTGTATTGATGTATTTTATTTATTTGGTCATTTGTTAAATAATAAGTCTTATCAACTCTAAAATCTAAAAATTTTTCTATTGGTTCTGTTATTTTAGTTTCAGGCCATTCAAAAGTATGAGTATCAGAAAACCCTACTATAAATATACGCTCCCTGTTTTGTGGTATTCCGTAATCCTTAGTATTTAATACCTTGTTATAAATAGTGTAATCTAAGCTCTCTAACGAATCCATTATAACCTTAAAGGTATTTCCCTTGTCGTGTCTTACTAAGCCCTTTACGTTTTCTAAAATGAAGTATTTAGGACGTTGTAACTTAATGTATTGAAACAAATCAAAAAATAAAGTCCCTCGTGTATCTTTAAACCCTTTTCTTTTACCAGCTACTGAAAACGCTTGACAAGGAAAACCCGCAACGTATAAATCGCAATAAGGAGTTTTTGAATGGTCACGTTTTGTAATATCATCGTGCCAGTTTTCTGTATTGTAATTTGCTAGAAAACTTTGTTTTGCATACTTGTCAATATCACAAGCGAAAACAGATTTGTATTCTATTCCTAATTTTTTTAATGCCTGTTCAGGTGCGCCGATACCTGAAAAATCTGTACCTATTGTTAACATATTTTACCACTTAAATAACGATTAATAACTTGTATTGTTTCATCAAGGCCGTTACATATCTCTGCAACATAACCTCGTTTGTTTAATTCATTACGCCAGTATAATTGTTCTTTTGTAGCTCTATTATAACCTACCTTTAATTCTATTGCTAGACCGTGCCACTTACCAACAGGCTCGTATATAAATAAATCAGGAAACCCTTTTTTATATCCTGACTTTTTCGCCTTTATTCTTTGTGACATATGAACCTGATATTGACCACCCATTGAACCACAAAATAATATACCTTGTAGATCAAGGTACTTACACACCGCTTTTTGTAATTGGTATTCTGTGTTTTGGTTTACTGTTCTTTTCATGCTTTAATCCATTTAGTACCAGCGTTCGGTGAATATATACTTTTATAACCAAGACTTTTCAAATGTTTATAATACTCATTTCTTTTAGCCTGATCTAATCTTTTATCGTAAGCTTCGTCATAATGTTCAGGAAACTTTGAATTATTTTTATTAAAATTAGAACTAACCCACCTTTTTATCCTTCTTGACAAGTCCCAAGTCTTTTCCATTTCAAACCTCATTTTTGTATTAGACTTGTTTGGTTCAGTCCAGTATTCTGTAAAGGCTACTTTATCTTCTTCGCTAATATCTTTAAAACCATTAAAAACTTTTTGTGTAAAGGCCTCGTGCCTTAAAAGAATATGCTCTTCTTTACTTTTACTT